AATGCAGGCGATGACCCGCAACATTGAGTTGAATCCGAATGCGCAAAATGCGCCCGTTGTTTCACTGGCTAATTTTGAGGGCAGGCCGTTTATCACGAGCATGGCTGACAGGACTGCTGCGGGTGGGCAGTTGACTGGCATTGACAATGTGGCGTTTAACAGGCCGGTTGATTTGCGTGGCGGTCAGGATTACATGTTTAACAATCCTGGTGAAGTTTGGGCATCTGGACAGGGGCCAGCCAAAGCCTTGATGAAGTATGCGGAAGAGGTCAAGAGCGCAACGGGCCAGAATCCTTTGTATTTGCCGTACCGTATGGCACCGACTGGTGGTGATTTTGCGCAGATGACGGGTGAGACAATGTTGGCTTACGCTGATGCTGCAATGGGCAAGATGCAAAAGAAAAGCCTTGACCGGTCGATCAAGAAATTGATTCCAAACTGGGTTGGTGTGTCTGACCCGGCAAGTGTTGCGCAGTTTAGGGAAATGCCGGACAAAACGCGCAAGGCTGTGAAGTCAATGATGGACACCAAGTTTCGCAATGAGGGTGGGCTGAACATTGGCAGCGCAAGGTTGGCCGTGTCAGATCCGGCGCAATTGGCTGCGCAAGAGGGTGGTGTGATGAATGTGGGCGAGATCTTTGCTGGAAGCCCGTTGCTAAGATCGACGCATCCGGCGTACCCAGGTGGGGTGCCGGGTCAGGGTTTGGGCACCTTGGCTGAAAATGTCAATGTGTTTGAGTTGTTGCCGCAAGTGGTTCAAGGCCGTGGCATACCGGACCCAAAAAACCCGAGGGCATCAGATTTAAGGGCGATGCAAATGCACCCTTACGCTGGAGTCATCACCAATCAGTTGCTCAAGCGCCTGGGATACTGAACAGAAATTTAGGGTCAAATTTGCGGGCGAATTTTTCACCGTACCGAGCAGACAGGAATGCCCGCACCGATTCTTCGGTGACTTCGCTGACGCCGGTGACAACGCAGCGTGTTTCATGCAGGCCAAGTGCGTCAAGCATTTGCTTTGGCATCTTGATCTCGGTGTTGACAATTGGAGATAGAATCATGCCTTCATTCTATCAAAACGCTAGATAAATGCAAACCACCATCTACAAGCCCGAAGACGAACAGGAGTTAATGGCAACGCTGTGGACACCGGCGATTGCCGATGACCCCGAAGCCTTTGTGTTGTTTGCTTTTCCCTGGGGCCAAGAGAACACGCCACTGGCGAACTTCAAGGGGCCAAGGAAGTGGCAGAGGGAGGTGCTGCGTGAGATCACTGAGCACATCAAGCGCCAGCAGGGCCGCATAGATTTTGAGACGCTGCGCAATGCTGTGTCTTCTGGCCGTGGTATCGGCAAGTCTGCACTGGTGTCATGGCTGACCATCTGGATGCTGTCCACCAGGATTGGCTCGACCACCATCATCTCGGCCAACTCAGAGTCGCAGCTTCGTGCGGTGACATGGGCAGAGATCACGAAGTGGTTGGCGATGAGCATCAACAGCCACTGGTTTGAGGTTGCGGCGACCAAGATCACCCCTGCCAACTGGCTAACCGAGTTGGTGGAAAAAGACCTGAAAAAAGGCACGCGCTACTGGGCCGTCGAGGGCCGGCTGTGGTCGGCAGAAAACCCAGATGCCTATGCTGGAGTTCACAACTTTGATGGTGTGATGGTGATCTTTGATGAGGCATCCGGTATCGAAGACTCAATCTGGGCTGTTACGGCTGGATTCTTTACTGAAAACACACCTAATCGCTTGTGGCTGGCTTTTTCCAACCCACGGCGAAACACGGGGTACTTTTACGAGACCTTCCACAGTAAGAGGGATTTCTGGAACACCAAGGTGGTGGATGCCAGGACGGTAGAAGGCACTGACAAGGCTGTGTACCAGAACATCATTGACGAGTATGGCCCTGACAGCAGCCAGGCGCACGTTGAGGTTTACGGGCAGTTTCCTAATGCTGGCGATGATCAGTTCATACCGTCGAACATTGTGGATGAGGCGATGACAAGGTCCAAGTACAAGGACCAGACAGCGCCGATTATCATTGGAGTTGACCCAGCCAGGTTTGGCGCTGATGCCACGGTGATTGCCATCCGGCAGGGCAGGGACATTGTGCGCATTGACCGGCACCGTGGGGATGACACCATGACGGTGGTGGGACACATCATTGAGGCCATTGAGGAGTTCAAGCCTGCCCTGGTGGTAATTGACGAGGGAGGTCTTGGGGCTGGCATTGTTGACCGGTTGAAAGAGCAGCGGTACAAGATCAAGGGTGTCAACTTTGGCAACAAGAGTGCGAACCCCATCATGTACGGCAACAAACGTGCAGAGATGTGGGGCAAGATGAAAGATTGGCTGAGATCTGCCAGCATTCCAAAGGACAGGTTCTTGAAGACTGATCTGGTTTCGCCTATGATCAAGCCTGATTCTAGGGGTACGATTTTTCTGGAGAGCAAGAAGGACATGAAAGCCCGTGGCTTGGCGTCACCCGATGCAGCTGACGCCATCTGCGTGACTTTCGCGTTCCCTGTGGCTCACAGAGAGTACACTGAGCAACCACTTACTAGGCGCAACGCTCAAAACGGTGCTGCCACAAATTCATGGATGGGTTCGTGATGGCTACCAAGAAAACTGTCTCTTTAAGCGTCAAAAAAGGCGAGAAGCTGCCGGTGTCCAAGGGCGCGGGCTTGACAGAGAAGGGCCGTGCGAAGTACAACGCAGCCACTGGCTCTAATCTCAAAGCGCCAGCACCAAGCCCCAAGACAAAGGCCGACCAGGGCCGTAAAGATTCGTTCTGTGCCCGCATGGAAGGGGTTGTCAAAAACGCCAAAGGCCCAGCAGAACGGGCCAAGGCATCACTCAAACGATGGAAGTGTTAAATCATGGCTACAAAACCTGGACTGTATGCAAACATCAACGCCAAACGCGAACGCATCGCGGCTGGCTCTGGCGAGAAGATGCGCAAACCCGGCGCTGCCGGTGCACCCTCGGCCAAGGACTTTAAAGAGTCGGCCAAGACTGCCAAACCTGCCAAAAAGGCCAAGTGATGCCACTTGTCAAGTCACCCTCAAAAGAGGCATTTCGCAAGAACGTCAAGGCTGAAGTGTCTGCGGGTAAACCCGTAAAGCAAGCCGTGGCAATTGCGTATTCCGTCAAGCGTGAAGCTGCCAAAAAACCAACAATGAAAACCAAAAAATGAGCCTCCAAGCCCTGCAAGACTGTTTGATCGTGCGCCCAGACATGGAAAAACACGAGTTGTTTATCCTCTTGAGGCAGAAACAAACTGGCACGGGTGTGGTAATCTCCGTTGGGCCTAAAGCCAAGGACGTGAAAGTCGGCGACAAGGTGCTATTTGGTGATTCCATCGGACAAGACCTAAAATACGAGGGTGACAACCTTCTGGTCATGAGGGAATCACACACCCTCGGAGTATTTGACGCATGAAAGACACCACCGGAATCGTAGCCGCAGCAAATGTGGCAAAAAACGGACCAAACTCGTCAAAAGGCGGTTCCGAGGAAATTCTGACCGTTGCCCGTTCACGTTTGAACACAGCAATGACTGCGTTTTCCGAGACTCGTGAAGACGAACTCGACGATTTGCGGTTCTACGCTGGCTCTCCAGACAACCAGTGGCAGTGGCCCGCTGATGTGCTCCAGACCCGTGGCTCTTTGCAGGGTCAAACAATCAATGCCCGCCCCTGCCTGACCATCAACAAGCTGCCGCAGCACGTTCACCAAGTGACGAACGAGCAGCGCATGAACCGCCCTGGCATCAAGGTGATCCCGGCTGACGACAAGGCCGATGTGGACATGGCAGACGTGTTCAACGGCGTGATTCGCCACATTGAGTACATTTCCGATGCTGACGTAGCCTACGACACTGCCTGTGAGAACCAAGTGTCCTACGGCGAAGGCTACATCCGGGTCTTGACCGAGTACTGCGACGACAAGTCGTTTGATCAGGACATCAAGATCGGGCGCATCCGCAACAGCTTCAGCGTCTACATGG